GACCGCAGTGGCGAGCGTCTTTGCCTGTTGGGAAGCCGAGCCCATTGCCGACGCGGCGGCTTTGGCCGGCGAGCTAACCTCGTCCTTTAGCTTGACTCCCCAAATGATCATTTGCTCCAGTTACCTTCGGTGGTCACGTCGGCCATGGCATTTAGCCAGGCAGCCAGATTGATCCCCGCGGCCTCCGCATCTAGTGTGCGCCGCCCACGCATCCAGCGCCGGAGCCCATCGGCGAACGCCTCCGGGTTGCGGCGCTGGTGTACGAGTAGCGCGGTCAGGCTTTTCCCTGCTCCACACCGGCCATTCCGGCGAGCGCCATGATCATGCCGCCGCACGCCTCCGCGATGCCCGGCCACTCGTCCAAGAGCTTCTCCAAGGGCTCCGGCCCCTTCGCCCCCGACGAGTAGACGCAGGTATCCCGGAGCAGCGTCTCTTGGGCATCGGCGACGCGCGCGGGCTGGTGCGCGAAGGCGCGGTAGCGCTTGTATTCGGCGCGGTTCGGCTTTCGGAGCACCACGCACCAATTGACCCCCGTGGGGTCGGTCATGACGCCGACGCGGCCGTGCTTCGTTTCCAGCTCCGCCAACTGGTCGGCGCTGGGAACAATCTCGTAGACCAATTCCTCACCCATGATCCAATCCTCCAATGGCCCGGCGATGCCTGGCGGTTGAAGTTGGAACCGCTTGCCCCGGCGACCCGGGATGGGCGGTCAGGCTCCGGTGAGGGGGCCACGACCAACTGGCTAAATAGTAGCCCCCGCCGCGACGGCCGGCAACGCGGCGGGGGGCGGCGGGCTAGAAGTTCGGCGCGGAGAGGGGCTGATTGCTCATCGGCTGGCCATTCCGAAGGATGAGCAACGGCGACAGCTCGCACTCCACCATGATGTCCTCCGCCCCTTCGGCGCTCGACTGCTCCACGCTGTCGATGGTGCACCCCTGGACGGTGTCGGCCACGATCGGGAGGTTCGCCTCGCTGTATGTGATATCGAGCTCGAAGAAGACGTCGCCGTAGGCGTTGTTGCCGGTGGTATCGAGCTGGCCCAGCTGGCCGATCAAGAGATTGAACTCCGCCAGAAGAAGCTTGATCTTGCACGTATAGTCGATCGTCCCGCGGGTCTTGCCGAGCGGGTTGACGTTGGTGCCGCGCGTCTTCTTGCGCTCGCGCGTCATCTTGTAGTCGATCGACTGCATCGCCACCATGGGCGGGGCGCCCGCGCCGGTGAGGTTGAATTTGAATTCGATCGACGCCCACGACGGGCGAAACCCGTTGATCATGGGGTACGTGACGGGGGCCTGAAGACCCCCGACGAGCACCCCAACGTTTCCTGCGATGGTCATGGGTTAGCCTTGCGTCGGGTTGGAGTAGGTCAGCGTTCCGTTGATCTGGAGGACCACCTGCCGCGCCGTCAGCGTGGCGGTGTAGTTGATCGCGCCGGTCAGTTGCGTATTGATCGTCTGATCGACCACGACCAGCGTGGAGCTGACCATCTGCTGATTCGTCATCTGCGCGTCCAGCTGAGTCTTCATTCCGTTCTGAATGGCGACCGCATCGCGCGGGTCGATCGCTCCGCTCTGGAGGATCCGCACGTTGTCGTTGATCAGGTTCGTCCCCACCTGCTGAAGAATGGTCGCGGCGAAGTCGGCGACCGCGATCAGCGGCCAGCTGGAGTATTGCGAGCCCGTCACCGCCATGGTGTTCGCCAGGCGGATGAAGACGCCTTGCTTGCCGCTCCGGAGCGTGGTCGTCACGAAGCGGAAGTCCCCGAGGCCCGCCGGGGCCACGGTCGCATCGTTGTGATAGACGAAGCCGTCGCTCGGATCGTTGACGGGGTCCACGACGATGTTGGCCAGCGGGCCGTCCTTCACGCGACCCCAGCTACGTTGCGGTTGAATCTGGACCGTGCGCGCCGCCACCGCGTAGGCCACGGAGCGCCGAAAGCGCGGCGCCATGCCGAGCGGGTTGGTAAGGCCGCTCGGCATATTCCAATAGGCAGCGCACGCGGCGATCCGCTTCTGCGCCACGGCGGAGTAGTCGGTCTCGATGAGGCCCGACCACACGCCGTCCGTTTCGCCGGTGCCACCCCAGATGGTCGCGGGGCTGGCGTCGCGGGCGGATAGAATGGCAGAGTTGAAGAGCGGGTTGATCGCGGCGGCGCCGACGACGGCGCCTTCGAGGTTGCCGCCGATCGCCGTCGCGTCCGCGCCCGCCGCGCCGCCCGCGACCGCGCCGCCCACGATGTGGATGCTGCCGATCGGGTTGAAGGCGTAGGGGCTGTTGGCGTACGCGGTCAAAGCCGCGAGGATGCCCGCGTCATTCCACATCGGCTCCACGGTGCCGAAGGTCGCCGCGTCGCCGGCCACCACGGTGCCCGCGCCGAAGTTGAGGGTGACGCCGGTGCCAGGCACCGCGTAGGTGTTGGCGGTGCCGAGGTTGATCGTTGGCGAGAAGGTGCGGCCAGCATCCAGAGAGACTTGGAACTGGATGCCCGCGACCGCGATGGTGCCGCCGGTGATTGCCTTGTATTTGAAATAGTAGGTATCGAACGGCGTGCCGGTCACGGTGATGACCGAAGTACCGGACCCGGTGAAGTGGACCGTGGAGGCGGAGCCGGCGGTGGTGCTGGTCGCGCGAATCGCGAGCACCGTGCCGCCGGCGGCGCACGTCAGCGACGCGGCCTCCGGGAGCGGCCCCCATGAGAAGGTATTGTTGAGAGTGAGCGCACTCCGGGTCGCGACGAGCTGGCCGACCGTCCCCGCGCTGGAGCAGCCGATGACCAACTGAAGCGACTGCCCCGGCACAACGACGGAGGCCCCGCCGTTGTCGGAAAGCGTAACGCTAGCGTATCCGTTGATTCCCATTTTATATACGCTCTATTGGGTAGGTGGCTTTCCGCTGTAGCCGGGGAAACCGGTGGGGACGAGCTTTACCCCGGGGGCGGCGATATTTACCGGCAAATCCGCCGCGGATCCCAGGACGGTCACGGTAAGTATGACGTACTCCCCGAGACCTTCACGTTGCTCGCTCGTGTCGCGCTGGCTCACCCAATCGAAGCGCTCCGGCTTTATTTGAGTAGTGGCCAATCGATGTGCCGCGACCAGAAAGGCATAGGCGTACGTCTGAGCCATTCGGAAGTCCCCCTCCGGCGAGGAGGGGGTAGAGGCCGCCCAAATATGCACTTGAAGCTCGGTATTCTCGCTCCATAGCGGGCGCGCGCGCTGTCGAAGTTGCTCGACCTTGCCCGTGGGGCTGGTCGTCGCCACCGGCCCGCCGTAAGTGCCGCCGAGCGGCACCACGACCATATAAGGGGGCGCGCTTACCTGGCCGACGTATTTAGCGCCAAAGTGGATGCGCTCATCGATGAGCGCTGGGAGCTGGAGACTATTTACCACCGCGCAAGTGGCGTTGCTCAGCTCTTCAACGAGCGTGACCAGATCACCCATCGATCGACCCCTGGCCACCCGCGGCGCGCCCCGCGGCGGTCGCGGCTTCGTTGAGTGGGCCTTCGATCGCCGCCCGCCACGTGGGGGGGATGTTGTCCCCGACCGGCAGCAAAGCCCGCCTACGGTTGAAATATGCTGCGTAGTCGGCCCCGAAAGTGACGCCAACGCCGGCGCCACTCATCGGAGCGACTTGCATCCGCGGGAGCATCGCGCGGTTTTTCCCGATCCCGATCACCGCATGGCCCTTCGCTTTCACCGTCGACGGCGCCAGCTTCTTCCACGGTTTCCCATACGGGTCGCATTGTCGGAGGTATTGATCGACCAATACCTTATATAGCCGCTTGGCTGCGGCCGCGGACTGCTGAGAGGGGATGCGCGTGAGAGCCTCGATGGTCTCCGCCACCCGCGCCATTTCCCGCGCGGCCACCTCGGGGCTTAGGGCCATGGCTCACCATCCCCGGTTTCGCCGGCTTCCGCCGTTGGCGAGGTTCACCACGCTCGATGTGATCACCGAAGGCTGGACGCCGCCCGGCGCGGTGTTGTTGGCCAGCGTGACGAGCGGGTGAATCTGTTGGCGCTGGACCGCGTTGAAGAACGCAAGGGCCTCGGCGTTGACGACGGAAAGAATCTTGAAGTCTTCGCCGCCCGGCTTCATCCCTCGGATCAACATCAGCAGGTAGGCAGAGCGCCGGGCGACGTTGAGGGTGATCGAACTGTCCCACGTGAGCAACGGCACCGCGGAGTAGCCCCAGCGGCCGCGGAAGTGGCCGTCCGCCTCGTCGCTCGCCGCCTGGCAGACCGCGGTCACCTGCCGGTCGAGCAAGTTGGATTGCAGCGCCGGGATCGGCAACGCAAGGTTGAGGATGTCTTGCCCGCCGCAGTAGGCCACCGGCGCCCCCCTAGTTGCCGTTCCCCGGCAAGATCACGTCCACGTAATACATTCCGATATTGCCGGCAAAGACGATTTGAGTGGCCGCGTCGGGCGCGGCGCCGGAGGCGTCGGCTTTGACTTGCTCGTGCATGAACGGGAAGAGCGTCGGCGCGGTATCTCCGGCCGGGATGGTGATCGCGGGCTTCCCGAAGATCACCATGGTCCCGCCGGCCGCCGTGGTCGCGCGGACGAGGATCATGGTCACGATCCCCCCGGGGGGGACGTTGACGGTGCCCGCGGTGGCGCCGGCGAAATAAACCCACCGGCCCGGCGGGAAGACGGGGAACGGCATGGCTAGCCCCCCTTGCGGGCAGCCGCGGCCTTGTGCTCCGCCGCGACCCACGGCGCGTGGCCGTCGGCGGGGGTTACCCACTCGGCGCCGGGGCCTTCGCGGAAGCGCTTCTGGCCAGTGCCGGAGTGGACTTGCACTTCGCGCCCCGGCTTGCCGGTGCCCTTCTCGTGCTGGAGCCAGACGGTCTCCCACGGATCGCCGGGGTCGGCGGCCGCCATGATCTCCGCCACGGCCGAAGCTTCCGTCGCCGTCAGGGGCACCTTCGGGCCCCGGTCGACGAATTCGAACTTCTGCCGGGTCTCGTTGTCTTCACTCATGAGGGGCTCCCTAGATTAGGGGCCCGACCGCGACGACAGCCACTCGAAGCCCCAGGCGGGCGCGCCGAAGGCTTTCGAACCGTACTGGTAGACGTGATTGTCGAAGACGCTCGGGTCATCGGGGTTGACGCGTGCGACGAAGTCCGGAGCGAAGCCGAGCAGCCACGACAGCGGCCGAATGGGCTTCGAGGTATCGAAGACGTACCACACCTGATCGTAGGTGCCGTTGCCGATGACCGTGGAGCCACCGAGGTCGAGCCACACGAGGCGGTCACACCAGCCCGTGAGCATGTTCTGAGTCGCGCCGACGAGGGGCGCGTTCGGGGAGGCATTGCCTCCGGGGGTCGGGACCAGCCCGGTCCCCTGGCTGCCGATCACCGGCAGGCCCATGAACTGAGCTTGGAGGATCGTATCGGCGGTCAGCTTGAGCATGGGCGGGACGGTGAGCAGGTCGCCCATGACGTTCTGCGATTCGCCGGCCTCCGACTTGCGCCGGCTCATGTCTTCCCAGACGGTCGCGAACGCGTTGGCTGAGAGACCACCGCCGATCAGGTTGCCGTTGATCGTCACACCGCCGCCGGTGTAGTCGTTGGGGTAGGTGCCCTTCGACGCATCCCAGAAGTCGACGGGGTGCGCGGTGCCCCAGTGATTGAGGCCATCGAGCGACAGCTGACGGGCGCCGGTCTGGCTCCCCTGCGATTGCAGAAGATCGCGGAACTGGTAGTCGGGCCACTTCGCCGACTGCATCCCCATGAACGCCGCGATCGGGTTGTAGATGCCGGCGACGTCGTTGATCAGCTTGATCTCGTCCACGCCTTGCGTCTGCTCGAAGAGCTGGAGCGGGACGATATACGTCTGGGGCGCCGGCGTGTGCATGATGCGGGGCCCGATCCACTCGCGCATCTTGTCGAGCATCCCGATCCAGCCGGAGACCCACTGCTCCGTGGGGACGGAGTAGGTGGTCGAAAGGCGGGAGTAGACGATCGGCGCGACCGTATACGCGGCCCAGAAACGCGTCTCCAGCGCCGTGAAGAAGAACTGGAGATTTGCGGGGGTGATCAACATGGGGATTCTCTACTCTTCCGGTCCTTCGAAGCGGTTGGGTTAGAAGACGATGGCGTAGTAAATGTCGATGTTGAAGGCCCCGGCGGTGAGGCCGGCGAGGGTGCCGCCCGCCTGCGTCAGCGTCGCCTTCAATTGCTGACCGCCGCGCTTCGCATAGGGGTTGGTACCGGGGTTCGATCCGCCGAAGCTCGCATAGGGGCCGACGGTGCCGGAGGTCAGGTTGACGAGCGTGGTGGCCTGCAACGTGCCGGCGGCGTCGGTGCCGCCGTGGATCTCGATGGTCGTGCCGGTCTCGCCGCCGCCCGTGAGCAGCGTGGCCAGGTTGAATTGCATGTCGAGGAGCACCGCGTTGGCGGGCATCGCGGGGCCGAGATTGAACGCGACGCCGGACGTCTGGGCCTGGATGTTCGCCAGCGTCACGGGGATGTTCGCGTGAAGCACCATCCCCGTGCACGACGGGTAGCCCAGGAAGACGGGGACCTTGCCGAAGCCCGCCGTATTGAGCCCCGCCTCGTTCAGCGCCGGGGGCTGGACCACCCCCAGGAAGGGGAGCCACGTGGTCGCGGTCATCGACTGGACCGCGTTGATCGTGCACGTCTGATTGTCGAGCGCGTAGACGGCGCGGCCCATCATGGCGACGGTGACCGAACCGTCGGACGCGTAATAGAACGCGCCCGGCTCGATGAGGATGTTCTGCGCGCCGGCCGCGCCGTAGGGGACGTTGGAGTTGCGGTTGTCGATCTGCCGGAAGGCACGCCCCCAGCATGCGACCGCGCCCGATCCCGGCGTACCGTCCACGGCATTGCCCGCCGCGTCGTTGAAGACGGGGGTTTGGCCGTAGATGATCGTGTTGGTCTCCACCGGGAGGCCATAGAGCGTCGGCGCCGGGATCGGCATGGTGCCGAGCTTGTCGGCCTTGATGTCTTGCGTGGTCGCGGTCATTGGCTTCTTCCTGGATTATTCCGATTGGCTGTTTGCGGCGGCCCCGTTAGCTCTGGCGCTGGAGGGTGTTGCGGTGGCCGGTCTGGCCGCGCCCGCGCGGGCCGAGGGGGCCGGCGTCGGCGCGGAGGCCCATCGCGGTGACGAACTGGTCGAAGGCCATGCCCGTCCCGCTGCTCATCTGGTCGACGATCTTCCGCTGCTCGGGGGTCATCGACTGGGCATCGAGGATGATGCTCCGGCTGGTGTTGGCGTCGGCGGGCGCCATGCTGCGCGCGCGGCGCGTCTCGCCGGCGGTCAGATCGACGCCGGTGCTCGCGCCCTTCACGGTGGAGCGAACGATCGGCGCACGCACGGCCAGGTGACCGCGCAGCCACGCCACGGACTTCATCCCCTGCTCCCGGAGGCTGGGGATCTCCGCTTTGCGGATCTTCCC